CTCGTGACTGGAGTTCAGACGTGTGCTCTTCCGATCTAGAAGGCTATAGAGCAGGGAGACGTCCATTTCTTCGAACTGGCATCGCTGGATGTAGGACTTAGGACCTCCGGAAAGAAGGCTGTTGTTACTATAAATGACTTCGTGATTCCAGCAGATGACGTGCCCGCAGATATCCAGAAAGAGATCAAGCATTGGTCGCAATGGATCGATTATTGGGCGGTCGATTGGAACAACAAGAATGACACTTTTCACAATGAATGGCAAGAATACCGTACACAGGAAAAACCCAAACTCCTAACAGAAGCATCCAAGACCTATGATGAACAGGGAGAATACCGTCTTGTAGTGAAAATTGTCGATATTCTGGGGAACGACACGACCAAAGTACTCCAGGTGAGGGTCTAATGAAGAAGAACGGAAAAGCTCCGCAAGCTCGGTTCGTATCCTCAAAAGGGGAGCTGAAGATCGTAGCTCCAATTGGAACGGGACCTTGTATTCCGGCCATCAGAAATGCGGTGGAAGATTGGGTAAAAAGCAACTATGTCACGCCAGAAGGATGTACCCAGACCACTAAAACCTTGCTAAACTACTGGTTTCATTCGGATCACCGTCTGGCGAACGGTCGCGTTTTCGCATATAATACTGCGCAACGTGAAGCAATGGAAACTCTTGTCTACCTTTATGAAGTGGCCAAAATACGACGGCAGCGAGCGATGCTTGAAGAATACGCCGTGGAATCGAAGCATTTGGAGCTACTCCAACACGACGACTTCGCCAGATACTGTTTCAAAATGGCAACAGGGAGTGGCAAAACAAAGGTAATGGCTCTTGCGATTGCGTGGCAGTATTTCAACGCCATAATGGAGAGTATACCAGGTTATTCGAAGACGGCCCTGCTGATATCACCCAACGTTATCGTGTTTGAGAGACTGCAGTTAGACTTTGCCGGAGGCAGAATATTCCGTTCTGACCCGGTAATACCTCCGGAGTTTGTGAATAGTTGGGATTTTGAATGTTACATGAGAGGGGAGAGCGACCGAGCCCATTCTGAAGGAGCGCTCTATCTGACTAATGTCCAACAATTGTACGAAAGGCCAGCAGAAGATGGCGATGAACCAAAAGAAATATCTGATATTTTGGGTCGTAACCCGCAAACCGGATCAGGCTTTATCGAGGATTTTGTTCCGCGCCTAATTAGGCGAAACGGGCCTCTTCTTATAGTAAATGATGAAGCTCATCATACGCATGACGAAGAACTGCAATGGAACGATATTATTCGTGACTTGAACAGCAAGGTCATGGGAGGAGTAGGGGCTCAGCTTGATTTTTCGGCAACTCCGCGATTCAGTTACGGCACGCTCTTTTCATGGACCATTTATGATTATCCGCTGAAGCGAGCCATTCAGGATGGAATCGTTAAACGGCCGCTCAAGGGTGTGGCCTCAGGGATACATGAAGCTCGATCCGACATTGCAAGCACAAAGTACAGACCTTACTTGACTGCCGGTGTAGAAAGATGGAGAGAATATCGAGAGCAACTAAAACCACTGAAGAAGAAACCGATACTGTTTGTAATGATGAATGATACTGACGACGCTGATGACGTCGGAGACTACCTTCAGAAGCACTACCCCGAAGACTTCGGAGAAGACAGACTCCTAGTCATTCATACTGACAAGAAAGGCGAAGTCTCAAAGCGCGACTTAGACAGAGCAAGAAAAGTCGCCCGAGATGTCGACTACGAAACGAGTCCCGTCAACGCGATTGTGAGCGTGCTGATGCTCCGAGAGGGATGGGATGTGCAGAACGTCACCGTCGTCGTCGGCCTCAGACCCTACACCTCCAAAGCGAATATTCTTCCTGAACAAACGATTGGAAGAGGTCTGCGTCTGATGTTTCGAGATCTTATTGGTGAATACATTGAAAGAGTCGACGTAATTGGAAACAACGCGTTCCTCAGTTTCGTGGAAGACCTAGAGAAAGATGAAGGACTTAAATTCGACACCTTCCAGCTCGGCAAAGAAAAGCTTGAGATCGTCACAATTATGGTCGATCCCGAAAAAGTGGATAGGGACATTGAGATACCGGTTTTGAGCCCCATACTTGTTCGTAAGAAGTCCTTGTCCGAGCAGATAACGTCTCTAGATATTCAAACACTGAAATGCCCAAAGTTGCCAAAGAAGGAAAGTGGCGCTGAAATTGAGACTTTTCAATATGAAGGATATGATTTCCTTACGCTTCAGAAGCTGATAGAGCGTCAGTACAAAATACCGCAAGCTCAAACAGCTCAAGAAATAATATCTTACTACGCAAAAGAGATCGCACAGAATGTCAAACTCCCATCCCAATTCGCTTATCTGGTGCCCAAGATTCACGAGTTTCTGGAGAAACGAGCTTTTGGAGAAAAAGTCAACCTAGAGGATCCAACGATAGTCAAAGCAATTGGTAGTAACGTCAGTCAATATGTTACTGTCCAGACTTTTGTCAAAGCTCTCCGAGCGATAATTGTCGACGAGCTCATACCCGAGTTGGCAGGACCTCCAAGGAAACTCTCAGAGACGGAACCCTTCGCCTTTTCAAGACCTACCTACCAAGCGTCCAAATGCATCTTCAATCGGGTTCCATGTGACAATGAGTTCGAACTGGAATTCTCGAAATTTCTCCAAGCAGCCAGAGAGGTGACGAAATTCTCTAAACTTCCGTCTCGTTTCGGATTCTCAATCGAATATACGGACTCGGTAGCTAACTTGCGATACTATGAACCAGATTTCGTTGTTGTCTTGGAAAACGGCGAGCACTACCTCATAGAGACGAAAGGGCGTGAGGATCCTGATGTTCCACACAAGGATCGAGCGGCTAAGCTCTGGTGCGAGTATGCAACCAGTTTGTCCCAGATATCATGGCAATATCTCAAAATTCCGCAGCAAGAGCTCAGACGTTTAGAGGCGGACGAGTTTTCTGACTTGAATGTCTTTAAGCATGAGTAACAACTTATGACTTAGGGTGATGTGTGCTCCTGAGGAAGGGAGTAGTCGTTTTTCTCAAAGCTTTCAAGCTTCAAAAAAATCGCCTGTAGAGTGAGTGCGGACCTATAGCGCGCGCACTAGTAGCACGCATTGTTGATGTCATGATGTCAAGTTCTCGGAGAACGGCACGGCTCGCATCGTCTGGAGTTTGGGGGAAGCCAACGACTTGGCGCGCTAGACAGAAATGAGGTTGAATCTCGTTCTGGTTCGTAGAATAGCGTTGCATCTTGTTCCATTTTGTTGCATAGCCTTGAATTAGCCTTAATAGGCTTCTCCTACAAGTTTTTCTTATTATCAGAGTCGGAGCTGCTGGTTTGGTTTCTGTCACTGCTCAGAGTGTTCGAGAACGCGTAAACCTCTCGGCGTCAGCCGTTTCTGACATTGTCGTAAACCGATTTGTTGCCGATGCCGCAACGACTTTGGAGTTGGAAACAGGCCTCACGATTGATCCTTCAGCATGCAGCGAACCTGAAGCTGTGGCGGTCAGAAACTTGGCAGCTGTCTATTGTGGCGCCTACATTACAGGCGGTTCGTCAAGTGGCTTGAGCTTCAGGGTTGGAGACCTGAGCGTTGACGAAAGCCAGTCTGCCAACCTAGGCAACGCGAATCTAGAGTTTCTACTGGAGCAAGTGAAGCGGTATATCGAGAAGCTAAATCCGAGCGATTTCAGGGCGGTGAACGCGTAGATGGGCACCGTTCCAGAAACCATTTACGAATTTGTCATGCATTACGCACCCTACTTCTACGTGGTTCCAACGCCTTTGACTGTCGACGCTTCTTCTGGCCAGAAGAATGTCACGGTTGCGGATGGGAGCAAGTTTCAAGCAGATTTTCCCGTCGAAATCAAAGACGACGCCCACAGCGAGTGGAATGAGGTTGACAGTGTTCTGGGCAACGTTGTGGCAATGAAGAACAACTTGGCTAACGCCTATTACGTAAGCAAGGATGGCAAGGTTGAAGGGCCCGACGAGGCCTTTATGCGCGGGACGTTTCCAGCTGCTTTCGCAATTGAGTTTCTCTACGAAGCCTACTTTGCAAGTCAGTTTTCCTCCAGACAGGCCGCTATTCTAGCAAGAATCGTTAGCCTTGCGGATTGGCTCTTGACCCAGCAATGCGTCAATGACACGAAGAAAGCTTATGGAGGCTTCAAAAACGGCGAGTCGAGCACTCAGTATTGGAGTATTGACGCTGGCAGGGCGATCCCGGCGCTTCTGAAAGCCTACGAGCTCACTGATGATGCGGATTATCTTAGTGCTGCGAAGCTTGCTGGCGATACTTTCCTCTACAACATGCAATCGCAACCTGTGACGTTGGGCGTTCATGACAGGTTTTATGGCGGCTTTGCAGAGTTTGTCGATATCGACGATGATTGGAGCCAGGAGATGCCGGTTGAGGACCTCTACGATTTTATTGGCCTCAAAATGCTTGCTGACACCTACGATGTCGCCAACAAAACCAAGTATGAAACGATGATGAGTGATGCGGTCGGCTTCTTGCGGATCGGGTTTGAAGATTTCTATTTGTGGTTTGACCCCAAACCGACCGGCGATGGTAAGTGGCACAGGGTAGGCGTGAACGAGACTGAGGTATATGATGACCCGTTCAGTTTTGCTCTTCTGGGCCTTCACACGTACGAAGCCTGGAGTTTGACTTGCCAAAAGGTCTACGCTTTTCTCCAGGGCATCAAGGGCTCAGCACAGTATCCTGGTTATGACCCGAGCATCTGCTGGCCAGGATACATGGACGTCGTTTCAAGGTTTGCTGCGTGCCCATATTATGATGCTATCACCAGCGGGATTCTCTCGAGTATCCGCAGAGAACGGGACAGGTCCATCTACAAGTTCAGTATGCTGGTGATCGGCAAGTACCAGGATGAGTTTCTGTTCTGGGGTCCCGTCTTCACGGATTACAGTCCGATTACGGCGCAGAAGGCAATGGCGAACGTCACTTGGCTGGGCAGGTTCTTCCTGAATTATGAGGAGCCCCTGACAAGTTTCACGAGGATCCTGAGCAGCCACGGTGAAACCGTTGAGCTCTATCCGATTCGAGAGGCTGCCGAAACCGTTTCTTACGGTGAACCGCTCGAGCTCTCTGCTATTGTGTCTCCGTTGAAAGTTGAGGAGGTCCTGATCGAGCCGGGCTATTACCTCAATGACTACATCGCCATTTACACGTTTTTGCCGGTCAGGCATCATGACAAGGTTCGGAGAAAGGGCGAGGATTACGAGTTGCAGAGTGTCCAGGCATTTACCTTTCAGAACGAGACCATATATTTCAAGTCTGTTGGCAGGAGGCTCGTTGCGTGAGCGAAGTTGAGGACCCTGTCACTACGGTCGTCAGGCTTCTGAGCACGAATATGCGCGTGGTCAAGGATGATCTCTCGATCGCGAGCATCCTGGTTACGAGCGAGTGGTGTAACCGGGAAGTTTTCAAGAACTATGACGGGCAGATAACGGTTGGCCTCCGGGCATCGCAGGATTTGAAGGTCGAACTGAGCGGAAGGATTCGCCGCCGGGTAGGTACTTTGGCAGTTAATGTTTGGGGTACGGACCGTTCGGACCCGAAAGCAGAGCCCGGTAAAGTTGTGCGGAGAAAGATGCTGGAAGAGGTCTTGCGTATTGTCCGGCAGAACAGGGCCGTTCCGAACCGCACGGTTTACACCTTCTATGGGCTCGGCACCGGCAGCTCCACAAACAGGACGTATGACGTCGGCAATGCGTCGGAACTAGGGCCATCTGATGCAGGATGGACGGAATTGTCAGCTGCTGAATACGCGAAGATCTGGTCCAGCGATGACCAGCGGCATTCGAAAAGTCACGGCGTAAACAACCAATTTGCCCTGATGCTTTTCAGGTTCAAACTTGAAAGCCGAGAGCTGACAGCGAAAAGAATCATTTTGTTTTTAGAGGGTTACGGTACAGCTCCTGGTGGCAACGGTGCAACGGTCAAGGTCTGGAATCACACGACGTCTGCCTGGGGAAACGCCGCATCCGGCACAGAGTCGTCTGATGAGACGATAACCATAACGTTGACGTCAAGTCTCTCCGACTACATCGATGGCAGCGGGTTCGTGTGGCTTCTGGCCAAAACAACAAACCCAAGCAACGGTTCGACCCCAGCCATCCTCTACTGCGACTATGCTAGCTGCACAGTTACGGTCAACGGAATAACGTACTGCGACGTCGCCACCTACCGGGACCAGGATAACACTGAGGTTTCGCCGTTTGTCTTCCGCACGGAGATCGGCTTGAAAAGTTGGCTTTTCGAAGACGTAGGAGGCGCCTACTAGTGCCTCGACTATTGCACCGACTAGTGGATGGCCTTCTGAAGAGTTTGTCTTTCGGTTTTGCGTGTAGGATAGGACTCTGCAATCTGGGTTTGAGGCGTCCGCATTGGACCTGTATGCACTGTGATAGTCGCAAGGCCTACTATGGGAGGGGCTATCATGATCGCATCAGGATTTCCACTTACGTTTTGTACATTGACGAAAATCGGCGGTTTCCCGTATTGAAGGCTGTCCTTCTTAAGAAGTTGCTGTCGGTTTGCGAGGGGTTGGCAGTATGATTTGTGTCATGGTCATCGGTTACGGTGACAAGAAAAGGAGTGTGAAAATAGAAGATGGTTGAAACGTATGGGGCGCACGAGTTTCGCCTCTATTTCGTGGCTGAGACGGTCTATGGAGTTACTCCGACGAGCCCTGCGATGTTGGGCGTAAATGCTGAGGCTGTGGACCCAGGACTGGATCCAGGTTTGATCAAGGTTCGCGGCACTGGAAGCCGGGACCTTCAGAGCCTGAAGAAGGGACTGAGACGCGTTCTGCTCAAGATTCCTGACTGCCTAAGCAGCGAATCGCCTATCAGCCTGATTCAGCATGCCCAGACCCTGACAAGCCTGAGTGTGCAGGTCCTCTATTACAAGGGTCTGTGGGTTTCTGCTACAGATGTCATCAGCTTCATCTACAAGGGCATGAGAATCGACAAAGTCACGGTTCAATGTAGTCTCGAGGACATCATCAAGGCTAACGTGGAAATGATCGGACAGGACGTTCTGATCGGAACCGCAAAAATCGCCGGGGCGACGTATGGTGACTACGCTGGCGCGGTGGCCTTCAATGAAGTTTCTGTTTCTCGAGGAGCTGCCGACGGCAGCAGCCAAGTCGAGAACACGCGTGTTACGGATTGGAAGTGGACCTTGGAGAATAACTTGAAGCCCGTCCCTGTAATCCGCAGCGGCGAGAGCGCATACTTGCTGAAGTATCTTCGTGAACGCCACAGGAATTTGTATGGCGAAGTGACGTTTGAGTTTGAAACTGACGACGAGTTCGACGATGTGATCAACGATAGCGAGTTCAGTCTCAAGTTTGGCTTGGGGCCCTCGAACAGTGCTCTTTTCAAGTACTGCAAATGGGACGAAGTCATGACCCCAACCAGGATGGAAGACTTGGTGAGTCTGAAGGCCAAGTTCACGGCGAGAGACGTCGTAATCAGCTAAGGTGATTGAAATGGAAAGTCCAAAAGGAACAAGATTGATCGCGGTCATAGTTGCTGTAACCTTGATAGGGGCCCTTGCAGGATCCTTGGTTACTTACGCTCTACTTTCAGGCAGTGTCAGAGTTCCGACGAGGGCCCAGGTGAAGTGCGTGGGCGTCGACGTCTTCAGCGATGCGAACTGCACGGTCCGCATGACCCAGATTGACTTCGGCTTCCTGGATCCTGGCCAGACCAAGAACTATTCGGTCTACGTCAAGAGCCAGAGCAACGTTGAAATGACGCTGACGATGACGACTGAAGATTGGAATCCTTCGAACGCTACGGCTGTAGTCGGCCTTTCCTGGGATTGCCAAGGACGTCAAGTGAGTGCGGGCACCGTGGTTTTGGCGAACTTTACCCTGACCATGAGCCAAACAACCGATGGACTTAGCGACTTCACGTTCACGATCGTGTTCACTGGGAGCGGCTAGAGATGCAAGTGAAACTTTCTAAGGCCCTAGACGAGCGGTTTCTGAAGCTTCCAAGGGCCTTGCAGGAGATTGTTCTGGCAGATTTGGAGACTGCCGCGGAGAATCGTATCAAGGTTATGGAGCGTGCAAGAACGTGAGAAGTGAAGGATTAGATATTGATGAGCGGTTCGGCCAAGAGTACGCCGGACACTACGTCTTCAGTGAGATCACATGGGCTAAACGCAGTCGCATATGCCATAGGAACACGAAGTACAGCAAGATGACTGGCCAGGTGGAGATCAGCGATTTCGTCGCGATCCAAGCGGAGTCGATTTGGGCGAGTCTAAAGAGCCAGCCGGAGAGCAAGCCGATAAGTTTGGAGAAGTTGCTCGGTGAAGAGGAAGGAATCCCGATAGAACTCGGCGAGTTCTTCTCGAAAGTTGTCAACCGACTAAATGGGGTCGGTCGTGATGAGCTGCGTTTTTTGTTAGAGCAATTAAGCGAGGAAAACCGAACGCAACTCTTAGCGAGTTTAGGCTATGCAAAGAGTTCGGCTGGACTATCCTTGACCTCAGAAGGCAGCCAGCAAAAGGCGTCGAGCAGTTCCTGATCATCTTGAGGGAGATGGATCTGCAAACGGCAGAAGAGCTGGATAAGGCGAAACGCGGAGCAAAGAATCATGGCCGTTGAGGTGTCGTGTGATGTGCAAGGTGTTCAGGAGTTTCAGGCAGCCGTTTCCAAGTTTGCGTCTTACGTGCAGGAATATGTTCACAGTCAACTTGTGAATTGGGCTGAGCTCGTCAAGGGCGAGGCAAGGCGCAGAGTCCCTGTTCGCAGCGGGTATTTGCAGAGCACGATCTACGCTGTTGTGAGGGACTGGGTGATTCACGTCGGTGCTGAAGCCGCGTATGCTTTGTTTGTAGAGTTGGGGACCAGGCATATGCAGGCTCGCCCTTTCCTGTGGCTGGCCATTCAACAGTACCTGCCAGAATTGCAGAAGATGATCGCTGAAGGCATAGAAACTGCAAAGTCGGGAGCTGGTTTCACATGAGCTTCAACGAGTTTGGCGTCACGATATTTGCTCAAAACCTGGCTAGTCCAGAGTTTGCCAGAGTGGCTGCTGATGCCGGAGTTATGGCCTCACAAATTTCGAGTCAGAGGATCATCCTCAGCGTAGAGAATCAGGCAAGCCTAGCGATTAGCGCCGTTGGTGAGGATGCTGCACGGGTTAAGGCCCAGATCGAAGGTTCGCTCATAACGATTGGGTTCGCTCCCGTCGAGGTTCCGTCCGTGCCGCCGATTGACGTTTCTTCCGTTCAGGCGGCTAGCGTTACTTTTGAGCAGACAAGCGTCTCAGCTGCAAATATGGGCGGGAGCCTCAAGGCTTCGGCAACTGGGTTTACGGACGTGGCAAGCAAGGCTGAAACGGCAAGTGTCAGTCTCAGGACTGTGTCTTCAGGGTTCATGGCAATGGGGCACATGGGAATCGCGGTTAGCAGTCTTGCGGGGGATTTTGGAATTCTTGATAAGGAAAGTGCGAAGTGGGTTCGCACGATCATGAGCGTCATAACGCTTATGGGCGGTTGGATTCGGCTCAAAGCAATCATGACCACTATAACGACTGGGCACACGGCCTCTATCGCCGTGAACACGACGGCTGAGTCGTCGAATGCGACTGCAAGCATCGCGACCGCTGTAGCTCATAAGATCAAGGCTGCTGCGACGTGGATCGCAGTTGCGGCCCAGAACGCGTTAAACATCAGTCACGCAACATTTCTCGCTCTCACAGGCGTCGGCATCGCCGTAATCATCGCCGCTGCAGTTGCTATGGCCTACTTTGCCACGCAAATGAACAATGCGACACAGGGTCTGCAGAACTTTAACAGTACAGCTGCTGAAACGCCATCCAAGGCGCGGAGTGTCCAGAGAGCCGGCGAAGATAGCCTGTATCGTCGAGGCGTTGAATAATGCTCTGCCTGGACGTCCTGAGAGCCGTTGTTTTTGCTGTTCTTTACGGTTTGATGGAGAATCGGGTCTTTTTTGAAGGGGACATGGACTATTCGATTCTGAAGCACTTCAAACTGTATCATCTGTGCATGTTTGGCCTCTTCGCAATTGTGAGTTCTAGCGTTTGTTTTGTGACGTGGGTTTTCGGGTTGCTGTTGATGCCTCTTGTTCAGGATGCGAGCTGGTTTGTTTTTGAGGGCAGAATGCCCCGGAAAGATGATTGGACAAACTGGGGAGGCTTTCCTCTGCTTTTCGGGTTGCCCTTGTGGTACTGGATCACGGGACTAATCCTGTTGATCTCGGCGGTGGCTTTTTTATGAGCGTAGACATCCCGAAATGCGCAATCGCTTTCGGCGCCGTCACGCCTCCTCAAGGCGACGTCATCAATCTTAAGGTCCACTTGGGCTGCACCAAAGAGGTCAGCAGTTTTGAGTTGACATTGCAGAACTGGAACAAGAAATATAGTCCCGGCGGAACGAGCCCAATCAATGTAGGAGTGGATGGCCACATCGACATCGGTAGGGGCTCGAATGTGCCTCAGATTATTACGTGTCGTGTTGAGAGTATCAAGTGTCAGTCTCCTGACGCTGAAGAGCACTACATTGTACTTTCCGGGCGGTGCTGGGGAGAAAAACTGTTCCGTCGTGTAGTTACTAAGAAGTACACGAACCAGAAGGGCGAGGCCATTGTCAAGGACTTGATGGATTCCTACGCCCTGCTCAGCCACACACGGAATTCAACAGAGCTTGTGGAAGACACGGATACGACCTTCACTTTGCTTGAGTACGAGGACACGCCCTTATGGGATATCTTGAAGTACATTAGTGAAAGCAGCGACAAGGCCGGCATAATCGGCTACGACTTTCGCGTGGCGCCAGACGGCAAGTTCGAGTTTTTCCCCAAGAACAGCAAGACATCGCCGGTAAGCCTCAGCGAGACTGTCGAGGTCAGCGAGTACAGGAAGGACATTCACCGAATACGCAACAAGATTATGATTTATGGCCTAGCGGACAAGAGCGTGCCCTTGGACAAAGACGCTTGGACTGAAAGCCTGACGCCGACGGATGGCGCTTGGTCGAGTCCGAGTGGGACCGTGAGTCTTGATGGCACGGTCAAGATCAAAGGGTCCTATAGCATCAAATGCTACAACGTTCAAGCTTACTACGCCTCGGGAATGTTCACGCTGAACTCTGGCAAAATGGTAAACACGAATCTTTATCCCATCCTCAGCCTCTACGCGGCGCTTGAAAAGGCCTTCAGCGGCGACGTAAGCGTCGCATTGTATGACATTAACGGGTTGGATGCTTGGAAGCATATTACCATCGGCCCTGGCGAATGGCGCAAGACCGACCTGAAAGTCGGCTTGGCAAACGAGCTCGAGTGGGCCACTGTACAGTACGGGTTCGACTGGAGCCAAGTCAAGAAGGTCCGCGTTGATTTCTGGTTTGCCGGAGTCGGCGAAGGAAGCGCCCGGATTGATGCACTCTATTTTGGTGGACGTAGGTACTCGGCAGTTCGTGAAACGTCACCACCTCCAAGTCCCTCTGATCTAAGGGAACTGTCAGAGACAGACGAAGAATTGGTGAGCGATAATGAGTGCGACTTGAGGGCTAGGGCCCTTCTAGATTTCTTCAAATCTCCTGCAGAATACATTGTGGCCAAGAGCACCGTTCTTGATTATGGTACCACTCCGATCCTGGCCGGGGACAAGATACCTCTCGAGTTGCCTAACGAGAACGTTAATGGCGATTATCCCGTCGAAACTGCCGAGTACACCTTGTATGCTGAGACTCAAACGCTCGAGGTCGTGTTAGAACTCGAAAAGGTTCCGCCGATGATTGCAGACTACCTCTACGG